GGTGCCGGAGTGATCAATTCCGACACCGCCTTTCTTCTATTTTAGCCGTTTTCCTGCCGGTACTCCCGGCCGATCGCCTTGGCTCGAGCGATCAGCTGATATACGCGGGGTTCCGACACGCCGAGGTCGGCGGCGATCTCCCGGACGGAATCACCGTACGATTTCATCGAGAAGTTTATCGAGGACCTGGGCACGCAGTACCACATCCTCGAGATCGCTTTCGACCGATGGGGTGCGGTGCAGATGACGCAGGATCTGGAGAGCATGGGCTTTACCGTCGTGCCTTTCGGTCAGGGTTATAAGGACATGTCCCCTCCGACGAAGGAGTTCTATAAACTGCTGATGGAAGGCCGCATCGTGCATGGCGGCAATCCTGTCATGCGCTGGATGAGCGGGAACGTCGTGGTGGACACCGATCCCGCCGGGAACATCAAATGCACCAAAGCTAAGAGCCCGGAGAAGATCGACGGCATTGTGGCTGCGATCATGGCGCTGGACCGCTGCATCCGGCATGAAAACACCGGCAGCGTCTATGATGAGCGTGGGCTGATGGTCTTCTGATGTCCAAAAGCGGAGAAAATCTCCCTTGGAAACTGTGCTATGCTTATATCATGAAAAAGTGCGCGAGGGCTTCCCGGCTGACCGGGAGGTCCTTTCTTTTTTGGAGGAATGACTATGGGATTTCTTGACTGGCTCGGTATCAGCGCGAGAGACGCTCCCCAGGTGACGGACAGCGTCCGGGATTCCGGGCAGACCTTTGTTTTCGGCAAAGCGGACTCCGGCGAGAAGGTAGATGAAAAGTCCGCCATGCAGATTGCCACGGTCTATGCCTGCGTCCGACTGCTGGCCGAGACGGTGGCCGGGCTCCCGCTGCATCTGTACCGCTTCTCCGATGAAGCGGAAAAGGATAAAGAGCGGGCCAAGGACCATCCTCTGTACAAACTTCTCTACCGGCAGCCCAATCCGGAGATGACGAGCTTCTCCTTCCGGGAAACCATGATGACGCACCTGCTCCTCTGGGGCAATGCTTACGCCCAGATCATCCGGGACGGCCGGAACAACATCATGGCGCTGTACCCGCTGCTGCCGGAGAACGTGGAGCCGGATCGTGATGAGAAGGGGCAGATCTATTACATCTACCACGCTTACACCGACGAGGTGCCCGGAGAGCAGAACAAGGATATCTACTTCCGCAGAGACGAGATCTTCCACATCCCCGGTCTCGGCTTCAATGGGCTGGTCGGCTTCTCTCCGATCGCCATGATGAAAAACAGTCTCGGCACCACGCTGGCTGTGGAGAAATACGGCAGCGCCTTCTTTAAGAATGGCGCACAGCCGAGCGGTGTTCTGGAACATCCCGGCGTACTGAAAAACCCGGAGAAGATCCGTGAAAACTGGTCCGATGTTTATGGCGGTCCCAACAACGCCCATAAGGTTGCGGTGCTGGAAGAGGGCATGTCCTACAAGGCCATCTCTCTGCCGCCGGAGGACAGCCAGTTCCTCTCCACGCGCCAGTTCGGCGTGAACGAGATCTGCCGTATCTTCCGGGTACCGCCGCACATGGTGCAGGATCTGGAGCACGCCACCTTCTCGAACATCGAGCACCAGAGCATTGATTTCGTGGTCCATACGTTGACACCCTGGCTGGTGCGTTTCGAGCAGGCAATCATGAAGGACCTGCTGCTGGAGGCGGAGCAGGATCAGTATTTCCCGAAGTTCAATGTGGACGGTCTGCTCCGCGGCGACTATGCCTCCCGCATGCAGGGCTACGCCACGGGCATCAGCAACGGTTTTCTGTCTCCCAACGACATCCGACGTTTGGAGAACATGAACCTGATCCCCGCCGAGAAAGGCGGAGATGATTACTACCTCAACGGCGGCTACGTCAAGCTGCAGGATGCCGGAAAGCAGGTCAAGGCTGATCCCGCCGCGGAAGATACAAGGAGGAAGAAATGAAGAAATTCTGGAACTGGATTCATGACGACGGCGGGGGCCGCATCCTCCGGCTGGAGGGTCCTATCGACAGTGAGAACTTCTGGGGCGATGAGATCACTCCGGCCATGTTCCGCGAGGACCTCGAAGCCGAAGACGGCGACGTCACTGTCTGGATCAATTCGCCCGGCGGGAATGTCTTTGCTGCCGCCGAGATCTATACCATGCTGAGAGATTACGCCGGGAAGGTCACGGTGAAGATCGCGTCCCTTGCCGCCTCCGCTGCTTCTGTGGTGGCTATGGCCGGAGACACGGTCCAGATGTCCCCGACGGCACTCCTCATGGTCCATGATCCGTCGACCATTGCGATGGGCAATGCCCGCGACATGGAAAAGGCCATCGCCGCGCTCAATGAGGTAAAAGAAGCAATCGTAAACGCCTATGCCGCCAAGAGCGGTCTGCGGCGAAGTAAGATCGCCGATCTCATGAGCGAGGAAACCTGGCTCAATGCCAAAAAGGCTGTCGAGCTGGGTTTTGCCGATGAAGTACTGTACGAAGGAAAAGAACCTGATGCGGAGGAACCAGAAAGCAAAGATGCTGTTTCGGTAGACGCGCAGCTCTTTTCCACAAGAGTGATGGACCGGGCGATTCTGAATCGTCTGGGTATAGAGGAGCAGCCGCCCGCTCCCACGATCGGTATGGACGGCAAGACCGAGGATGGGGCCGTACCCTTCCAAATCCTTATTGACCAGCTGGAGTTCCTCCGTTGAGGGCTCCGGCAAAACTTTTTTATGGAGGAAAAAGATCATGAGTAAGATCATCGAACTTCGCAACAAGCGCAATACCCTGTGGGAGCAGACCAAGGCTTTTCTGGAAGAGCACCGCGACGCCAACGGTCTCGTAGAGGCTTCCGCTGTCGAGCAGTACAACAAGATGGCCTCCGACGTCAAGGCGCTCGGTGACGAGATCGCCCGTCTGGAGGACCAGATGGAGATGGACGCCAAGCTCTCCGCTGCCACCTCCGCTCCCGTGCACGCTGATCCCAAGCCCGGCCGTAAGGCGAATGTGAGTCCGACCGCTACCGCCGAGTACGGTGAAGCCTTCTGGAACATGATGCGCGGCCACAGCTCCCCGGAAGTCCGGGACGCTCTGTCTGTCGGCGTTGACCAGAACGGCGGCTATACCGTCCCCGACGAGTTTGAGCGTCAGCTCATTCAGGGTCTGGAGGAGAATAACATCTTCCGTACCCTGGCTCACACCATTCACACCAACTCCGGCTCCCGCATCATCCCGCTGGCGACCGACACTGGTTCCGCGTCGTGGATCGAGGAAGGCGCTGCCATTCAGGAGTCTGATATGACCTTCGCCCAGGAGACGCTCTCCGCGTACAAGCTGGGCTGCATGGTCAAGGTCAGCAACGAGCTCCTGAACGATTCCGCTTTCGACATCGCCGCGTATATCGCGCAGCGCTTCGGTGTGCGTTTCGGCAATGCGGAGGAGGATGCCTTCATCAACGGCACCGGCCCGTCCGCCAACCCGCAGACCACGCCCAGCCAGCCCACCGGCATCCTGACCAGCGTGACCGCTGCCGCGGGCAATGTCACCGACAATGCCCAGACCGTCCACTTCGACAACATCTACAAGCTGTATTACAGCCTGAAGGCCCCGTACCGCAGAAAGGCTTCCTTCCTCTGCAACGAGACCCTGCTGCTCCAGCTGATGCTGCTGAAGGACCTCAACGGCAACTACATCTGGAAGCCGGGTCTGGATGTCGCTAAGCCCGATACCATTCTGGGCCGCCCGATCTATACCAGCAGCTATATGCCCGCCATCACCGGCAACGCCACCGCGGACAAGAACAAGAAGGTGCTGCTCTTCGGCGATTTCAATTACTACTGGATTGCCGACCGCAAGGCCCGCACCCTCAAGCGCCTGAACGAGCTGTATGCCGTGACCGATCAGGTCGGCTTCATTGGCACCCAGCGCGTTGACGGCAAGCTGATCCTGCCCGAGGCTATGCAGGTCATGGCTCTCGGCACCGGCGCTGCATCCGGCGGCTGATAAACGGAGGTGAGCGGTCATGGCGCTGATTTCTCTTGACGAAGCCAAGAGCTATCTCCGGGTGGACACGGAGGATGAGGACGCCATGATCGCCATCCTCCTGTCCTCGGCCGGAAGGCTCTGCGCCGATGTTGCGAGACTCACCGATGAGCAGTGGGCGGCGGTCAACGACGATAACGCTGACGCCACCCTTGCTCCTGTCCGGGAAACCATGCGGGTGGCGATCCTTTATGCGCTCGGCTATCTGTTTGAGCACCGGGAGGAAGCGGATCATCACGGTCTGACCCTGACGCTGCGGTCTCTGTTGTTCGGTCTCCGGGAAGGGGTGGTGTGATGAACATCGCAGGACTCCGGGTACGGATCACCATCCAGAAAAACGAGACTGTGACGGATCAGTACGGGAATCACAAATCCGTCTGGCAGGATTACTTCTCCTGCTGGGCCACGGCTGTGACCAGCGGCCTTTCCACCAAAGAGGAAGAGTCCGCTGGGCATACAGTCGAGGCAGATCGGCTGGATCTGACGGTCCGCTGGTCTACCGAGACCGCTGTCGTCAATTCAAAGCAATTTCGCGTTCTTATTGGCGACCGGATTTACAACATCCTGAGCATCGACGAGATGGGCTTCCGGCACAGCAGCCGAAAGTTCCACACCGAGCTTTCCGAGAGGTGATCCTATGGGACGCAGGGTAAGTATCGACGGTCTGGCCGATGCTGTCATGCAGGAACTGGACAATTATGCGGATACCACTGCCGACGGCGTGAAGGCCGCGGTGAAGAAAGCCGCCAACACTGTGAAAAAAGAGATCACAGCAGGAGCGCCGGAACGGACCGGTCGCTATGCCAAAAGCTGGCGGACCAAAACCACGAAGGAAAGCTCCTCAGCACTGGAGATCACGGTGTATTCCCCGACACGGTATATGCTGGCGCATCTGCTGGAGCACGGGCACGCCATGCGTAACGGAGGCCGGGTTGCCGCAAAGGTACATATCGCACCTGCTGAGCAGGACGGTATCGAGGAACTGGAAGAAGAGATCGGGAGGACGCTGCGTCATGGATAATCTCATAAGCATTATGGAGGAGATCGGCATCCCGTTCGCTTACGACCATTTTGCCGAGGGCGAGTCTCCAGACCCGCCCTTCATCTGTTTTCTCTGCCCCAGCAGCGACAATTTTGCCGCAGATGGCTGGGCATACTTCAAGGTCGATACGGTTCACATAGAACTGTACACCGATGAAAAGAATCCGGGAATCGAATCCCGCGTTGAGGCCGTGCTGGACAGGCGCGGCATTTTCTTTGAAAAGACCGAGGTCTGGATCGAGAGCGAACGGCTCTACGAAGTCCTTTATTCATTTGAGTTGGAGGTAAAAACCAATGAGCAATAAGGTGAAATACAACCTGAAAAACGTTCACGCCGCGAAGCTCACGACCGAGGTCGTGGAAGGCGTGACCACGTATTCCTACGCAACGCCACGGGCCATCCCCGGCGCGGTCAGTTTGTCTCTGGATGCCGAGGGCGACAGTTCTCCGTTCTACGCCGATGGCATTGTGTATTTCCGCACCTATGCCAACAACGGCTATTCCGGTGATTTGGAGATAGCTCTGATCCCGGAGTGGTTCCGCACGGAGATCCTGAAGGAGCTACTGGACAGCAACGGTGTGCTGGTCGAAAGAGCAGACAATACCGAGAGCGTGAAGTTCGCGCTGCTGTTCGAGTTCGACGGCGATGAGCACGGCATCCGTCATGTGCTGTACAACTGCGCTGCCTCCCGTCCGAGCATTGAGTCTCAGACCAAGGAGGAAACGATCGAGCCGAGGACGGAGACGCTGAACCTGACTGCAGATCCCCGCGAGGATGGTCTGGTCAAGAGCCGCACCGGAGATACCACCGATGCCGCCATCTATGACGGCTGGTATGAGTCTGTGTATGTCCCCGCCGCTGAGACCGAGGAAGAGACGACGGAGGAATAAGCCATGCAGGAGAAAACTGTTCTGGTAAGCGGCAAGGAGGTGCGGTTCCGCTCCTCCGCCGCGATTCCTCGCCTCTACCGCATCAAGTTCAAACGGGACATTTTCAAGGATCTCTCCAAGCTGGAGGCTTCCTATAAGGGCAAGACCGATGACGGTGAGGAACTGCAGATCGAGGATCTGGAGATTTTCGAGAATGTGGCCTATATCATGGCCTGGCATGCCGATCCCACCATCCCCGGCACCATTGAGGAATGGCTCGATGAATTTGAGATGTTCAGCATTTACCAGGTGCTCCCGGAGATTCTCGAACTCTGGGGCGCGAATCTGGTGACGGACATCGAATCTAAAAAAAACGGAATCCCAGCGCCCGGGAAATAACCACTCCGCTTTTCCTGCTCCGATGCCTGGAGATCGGGCTGTCCATGACGGACCTCGATCTCCTGACCATCGGTATGGTCCTTGA